TGGTATAGTTATCCCACTAAGATCCCGGAGGCGATTAAGTGAAAGTAAACAAAACTCTTAGCCTAGACTATTCAATAGTTCAAGAGTTACAACTAATGAAGAATCAATCAGCCTTTGTTAATGCTGCTATCCTCAAGAGATTAGGAGGGATGATGAGTGTTGATCCAGAGATTACGACTAATCAATTGATGGCCGCTCTCATGTCTCGAACAGATTGTGATCCCTTTCTTAAGAAAGCATTAAAGTTGAAAATAAAACCACTCTACTAACCGTTGATGGCTGACCACATCCAACCACCGAGTACGCGTCCTGCAAGTTCACCCGTTGTGACACCTGTCAGGACGTTTCTAGGATTTCCTGAGCGAGCGGCTGCTAATAATCCAAGAGTACCCCCGATCACGGTGCCAGTTGCAGCTAGTAATTCATCAGCAACCATCTTGACACCCATGGCTTGTTTCATCTTGTCATTACCAGGAGTGAATACTGTGGTTGTCCTGGTTTCTGAATATTTATTACTGGATGATTCTGAATTAGCCAGGGGGATTACAGTATTCGAAGTAGATAGCGAATCAGCCTCGACGATGATTTCTGCTTCAACTAATTCTTCGAGTGAAGAATTATTCATGATCCTTTTCTTCATGCGACGATCATCAATATAAACGTCTTTGAAAATACTCGAATACAAATCATCAACTCTTTTGAGCCAATTCATATGAGCGATACATCCTCATGATCGAGACATATTCCTCTTCATCTGCTGCGAATCCTCTCATAACGATTCTACATGCTGGAATTCCTAAGATATCACCAGCGCTAATGGCTGATGCTTCAGAAACTACGATGAACCTCGTAATGTAAAGTCTATCGTTGTTAGTTGGTTCACCTGAACCGAAGTAGTGGTTGCGAAGTTTAGTAAGAAGTGCTTGCCCACCCACTTCATTGTCCACAGCCAGGACAGTATTGTTACCCATGATTACCTGGTCCCAATCCAAAGTAGATCCATCATAACCAGGGTTCCCATTATTAGGAGATGCACCAGCTACAAATTCTTCGATTAAAGTTACTGGATTAACTGGACCACTTGTCACAACTGTGATCATCTCCGCAAAGAAGTTGTAAGCAGGCTGTCCGATTGGAACCGATTGACCGATTGTAGATCGGTAGACGCCCGGATCTAACATTGCACGATCATTAGTAAAGAATGTTAAATTGTTTTGGCGTGTATAACCGGCTAAATCAATGAAGGTCTGAAAGTAAGGTATATCGACGCCAAATCTGGAATAGTTTTGCCATCCTTGAGTTAATCTGGACCATGAACCACCATCAGTATACTCAGCATTAAGAGCAGGTATGATCTTGTTCAACTTCACTATTCTATTGGTTAATGCTTTTGCCATACTATTACCTCATCTTCTTTGCTGCTACATGTGCGGCTTTCTGCGCACGTTTGAAACCGTCTTTCTTCCAACTACCTTTAGAAGTCTTAAACTTAGGTGCTACTTTCTTGAATGCCCTACCATACTTCATCGCGTACGCGCTAGCCTTACGAACTACTTTCTTCTCAGTCCTAAGTGCAAGTTTGACGCCTTCTACTGTATCGCCGGGTAAATCCTCGACAACATACTTCACAGTCTTCTTGCCTGCTTTCTTACCTTCAGCCTTGGCCTGTTGCTTAACACCGGCCATAAAAGCAGCAGCAATTATCTCTGTGAGATCCAATTGAACCGCCTCAGTCGTTAGCGCTACTCTGAATTGCAATTGCCATCCAGTCCATTTTGCCCAAAGTGACTACACGGCATCGAATTCTAGCAGTAACCCATACATTGCCGCCGCCGATAGCATTGCCATCATTGCCGCCGTTTAGGTAGAGGGTATCATTTACCACAAGGAACATATCGCTCAATCCGGCAGGCCCAAACTGATCCGGATAAAAATCAGCAGAGTGGGATACGACGTTGTTGGTCTTGTCGATGTTCATTGCACCACTGGCAACCAGGGTTTGACTGTCAGCACGGACGAATGCAGTGCCAGGGTTTAGATCTGTTACTTGAGCAGATATAGCACCCTTATCAAAAAGCATTGAAGATGCATCGTTTCCATAATCTTCGCCTACTTGGTAGATGAAGTCAATTTCGTCAATTGCAATTGCGAGTGATTGTGGCACCGAGATGTAACTTGAAAGATCAATAGTTCCTTGAACTCTTGTTCCGCTTGCCGATGCTGCTGGTAGTTGTATAGTTTCTGTGAGGTAGAAACTGCCTGTCTTTGCTGTTGCCATGCGTGGGTCTTCCCACCTGTACTCTATTAACTATGCCTTTTACTAACTTGACATCTACACCGGTTAGAGGGTGGTATAAGGGGTTCCCCCTGACTCTACCCTTGACTGATGGGTTATCCTGAGTTAACTAGTTAAGTAGGAGCAGATTAGGCCCTAATATGCGATGTTATGACTGCAATCAAAAGACAAAAACCGTATATCTTAAGGGATATGTGATGAAAGAGTGCCAATATTGTGGATGGTATAGTTATCCCACTAAGATCCCGGAGGCGATTAAGTGAAAGTAAACAAAACTCTTAGCCTAGACTATTCAATAGTTCAAGAGTTACAACTAATGAAGAATCAATCAGCCTTTGTTAATG